CGGCATAGCCCTCTGCGTTTTTGTATTCGGCCATGATAGGCACCTCCAATCTAAAGTTCTCACTACCCACTGGAGGGTTTAGTGGTATTTGAACGAATCAGAATCAGTCTTTTTTATAAAACATGGTCTCATAGCCATCGGCACGGAGCTTGAGCCCGTTTGCCCACGGCGGGGTCCGGCCCATCTGCTCACAGAGAACCTTCAGGTCGACGCCGGGGCTGGCTTCGATGACCAGCTCGTCGTGAATGTGCATGGTAATGAAGCAGTGCGACAAGGTTCGCATGGCGTAGCAGAGAATGTCACGGGAGGTGGCTTGGACGATGTTCTCCACGAGCTTCGGCCCGTAGGTCTCCAGCCGCTCCCATTTCTTTGTGCTGCCGATGCCCTCGTAAGTGATACACTCGCTGCCGAACTGATTTGTACCAAGCTTGGGCTTCACATACGAGAGGCGTCTGCCGGACGGGAGCGTAATGAAGAGCATCCCGCTCTGGTAGCAGAACTTGATGCCACAGACCTCGCCGTCCATGTGATACTTCACGGCATTCATAGCTGCCCGGTCGATATCCCACCAGAACCTCACAATGTTCTGGTTCGAATTACGCCAAGCAGTGACCAGCGGCTGAAGCTCGTCTTCCGAAAGGCCCATCTCCAAGGCTCCCATCGCTTTGAGAGCTCCGATAGAGCCACCATAGCCGAGGGCGAGTTCAGCGATTTTGCCTTTTTGCCGCAGGTGGCCGTTCACGCCGTGCTTTTCAACAGGGACCTTGAACATCTGCGATGCGGAAGCGCAGTAGATGTCGCCGCCTTTATCAAAGACCTCCTGACGCCAGATTTCACCGGCAAACCACGCCAGCACTCTGGCCTCGATTGCAGAGAAGTCAGAGACAATAAACTTATATCCGGGTTTCGGCACAAAGGCGGTGCGGATCAGCTGCGAGAGCGTATCCGGCACATCTTCGTAGAGAAGCTCCACGCCTTCAAAGTCGCCGCAGCGGACAAGCCCACGAGCCTCTGCCAGATCCGGAAGATGGTTCTGGGGCAGGTTCTGCATCTGGATAATGCGTCCGGCCCAACGACCGGTCCTGTTGGCACCATAGAACTGAAACATTCCACGAGCACGACCATCGGCGCAGACTGCCTTTTCGATCGCCTGATATTTCTTGACGGACGATTTGGCCAGCTGCTGCCGGAGAAGGAGAACCTTCTGGAGCTCTGCCGGAGCAGTTTTGAGCATTTCAGCGACTTCCTTCTTTCCAAGGGAATCCACCTCCAGCCCGTTGTCTGAAAGCCACTGCTTCATCTGCTGCACGGAGTTGGGGTTATCCAAAGCAGTCAGCTTCTTCATGGCAGCAGTGAGCTCTGCACGGGAGCGGGTGTCCATAGCGATGGCTTGATGCACCAGCTCCATATCGAGGGCGACACCTCTGTCGTTGATTTCCTGATCGAGGTGATACTGCTCCCAGACCATTTCCGGCACCGGAAACTTGGCGAGCTTTTCTTGAATGGACATCTCGACCTCGACATCACGGATGTTGTACCGTTTGAAGGCGGCCCACTTGTCCGGAGCGTTTTCCGGTAGGTTGCGGGTGCGACCGCCGTTGGTTTTTGTCGGCGCACAGGGCTGGCAGAAATACTTGATGAGCTCTTTGCCTTCGGTCAGCTTCTGCTTTCCGAGGCCCAGAACGGCACCGACGCCTTCCAGCGACAGCGGCAAGCCCATGTAAGCGGACCAGATCATGGTGCATTTCCATGAGGTAGGATCAAGGTAATTGCCTACGGTGTCTTCCGGGATGCTGTAGTAGGCGTTATCAAAGCCGCCGTGATCCCGGAGCCAGCGGGAAAGACATATCCTCTCAAACTGAGCGTTGAAGGCCCACTTCGTCACATCATCGTTTGTAAGCGCAGCGATGACCTCCGGCGGGATTGTCTCACCAGAGGCAAGATCGACCACCTGCACAGGGTTGCCGTCTGCGGAATATCCGAAGAGAAGAATGTCGAAATCTGTCGCCTCGGTGTATTTGTAGACGCCGCATTTGGCAAGGTCCACGCTGCTGTAGGTTTCAATATCGATACTGAGTGTTTTCATATACATAGGTCCTTTCCGTAGCCTGAAAGGGTGGCAGGATTGCTCCCACCACCCGCAGGCCGGAGATTACTTCTGTTCGAGTTCCTTCATTCGGGCTTCGTGGTACTCGACTTCACGAATGGCACGTTCTCGTTCAAGCTGCTGACGCTCGGCTTCCCATTTGGCGTTACGGGCTTCACGCTCAGCCTCAAGAGCAGCATTACGCTTCTCACGCTTGCGGTCGTCGATGGTGTCAATGATGGACCTGACGATCCAGAACACGGCCAGAACCAGATAGAGGGACAGAAGCAGGATGCAAAGAATCGTAGTAGCGTTCATGGTGCGTACCTCCTTAAGACAGGAAATCTTCATCCGTATCGGTGGAGAAGTCAGACGCTGCGCTGGACTTGCCGCCGAGGGGTTCGCCGTCACGGATCTTCTGCAGGTTGTTCAGCCCACAGGCGATGCCCTTGTTGCCGTTGGAGTTGAAAGCGTAGAAGTTGATGCTGGCACGACCGTACACACCGGAGTAAACCTCGGAGCGGGTCAGGATCGGATTGCAGTCAGCGTCTACGATTCCGGGAGCCGTAGCGGAGTTGGCATTGATGAAGTAGCTGCCAGCGTAAGCCGGATCATCCGGACGCTCGGTGTCGCCGTCACGGAGAGGCGTCTTGATAGCGGTGAGAGGCGGTACGGTGCGGCCGTTGCCCTTGAGCTTGGCCTGACCTTCCTCATAGGCCGCCTGAATCGCCGCCTTGATCTTCTGAACGGTCACGGTGTCAGTCTTCGGAATGATGAGACTGACGCTGAACTTCGGGGTGCCGCCGTTGATGGACTTGGCCTCCCAGACATTGGCATAGGACCAACGGGTGTCCTTGCCGGTGATAACCTTCATGGGGTTTGCGAGTTTAGTAGAATTTGACATATTAGTTGTCCTCCTTGAAATCATCGATAATGGTTGTCATTGCCGGTCTCTTATCGCTGTCCGGCACCAGCGTGGGTTTTCCTTGAGGCTTGGTGATCAGGCCTCCAAGAATGTCGTTGAACTGTTTCTTTCCGAGAAGCGAGGTCATGGCGGTGACGCCGAGAATCTTGTGTTCGTAGGGGTCGTACCCGGCAGCTGTTACGGCTGCGATGACGGCATTCTCGTCTGTGTACTTGCGGTTGGAGCGGCCCTCGACCAGCTTGTAGCCGGACCACTGTTTACCACTGATGGCTGCCTGAAGCGCATAGTCCTTGATGTCGGATGCCCAAGCGATCAGCTCGTCGATGCGACCGAGGATTTCTTCGACCTCTTCATCTGTCAGCAGAGGCGGCTGCCTGAACTCGAACTTGGCAAGCTCCATGTTGGCGTTGGCTCTTTCACGGCAGTCGGCTTTGGCCTTGCAGAACTGGCACCATTCGCCGCAGTGGTATTCGCCGTCTCCGTTGAAGGCAAGCTCTGCAGTCGGGGCCAGAACCTGATCGGCCCACTCGTAGAGTTCGTCCTTCGGAATGGTGAAGGTGCTGACGTTGGAGCGTCGGGGCTGGTAGATGGTCATGCTGACGGTGTCGATGTCGTAGATGCAGTCGAACAGCTCCAGCGCACCGAGGGCGTACAGCTTCATCTGCGGATTGTCGTCGGCTTCGACCAGAACGCCTCTGCCATGCTTGTAGTC